GTCGGCCTGATCAACGTCGACCGCGCGTTCCCGCCGGCCTGACGCCCACCACCCGCCCAGCGGCCCCGCGCCGCCACCGAGAGCCCGCCGCGCGCGGGCTCTTCGCATTCACGCAACCCGGAGCCATCCAATGACCGCTTCCATCCCCGCCTCGTACTTCGTCGAGGTCACGCCCAGCGTGATCAAGGCGGGAGGCAATGCGCTCGTCCTCAACGGCGTGGTGCTCACCGAGAGCACGCGCGCGCCGCTGGGCGCCGTCCTGTCGTTCGCTTCGGCCGACGGCGTCGCCGCCTACTTCGGCGACTCGTCGGTGGAGGCCGCGGTCGCGGCGATCTACTTCAACGGCTTCGACAACTCGGACGTGAAGCCGGGGTCGATCCTGGTCACGCAGTACAACCCGTCGGCGGTGGCCGGCTGGATGCGCGGCGGCACGCTGGCCGGCATGACGCTCGCGACGCTGCAAGGCCTGAGCGGCACGCTGACGCTGACGGTCGACGGCACCGCGCACACCTCCGCGGCGATCGACCTGAGCACGGCGACCAGCTTCAGCAATGCCGCGGCGCTGATCCTTGCGGGCTTCACCTCGCCGACGTTCACGGTCGCCTTCGACAGCGTGTCGCAGGCGTTCGTCTTCACCAGCGACACGACGGGCGCCTCGTCGAGCGTCTCGGTCGCGACCGGCACGCTCTCGGCCGGCCTCCACCTGACCACGGCCACCGGCGCCGTGACGTCCCCGGGCGCAGACGCCGCGGTGCCGGGCGCCTTCATGGACGGCGTGAAGCGCGCGACCCAGAACTGGGCCACCTTCATGACCGCCTTCGACCCCGACGGCGGCAGCGGCAACACGGTGAAGCAGGCGTTCGCCGCCTGGGTCAACAGCCAGAACAAGCGGTTCATCTACGTCGCCTGGGACGACGACATCACCCCGACCGAGTCGACCAGCGCCGCGGCGAGCCTGGCCGCCATCCTGGAGGCGGCCAGTTCCGAGGCGACCTGCCCGATCTACGGCCCGACCTGGGACAAGGCGGCCTTCATCTGCGGCTCGATCGCGTCGATCGACTTCACGCGCACCAACGGCCGCCCGAACTTCGCCTACCGCTCGCAGGCCGGCCTGCCGCCCGACGTCACCAGCGACACGGTCGCCGCGAACCTGCAGGCGAACGGCTACAACTTCTACGGCGCCGTCGCGACCGCCAACCAGGGATTCGAGTACTTCTACCCCGGCAGCGTCACCGGCACCTGGGCGTGGCTGGACTCGCTGGTCTGCGAGATCTGGCTGAACAACGCCCTGCAGCTCGCGCTGCTGACCCTCCTGACCATCGTCAAGAGCATCCCCTACAACCAGGCCGGCTACGCGCTGATCCGCGCCGCCTGCATGGATCCGATCAACGCGGCCCTCAACTTCGGCGCGATCCGCGCGGGCGTCACCCTGACCGCGCAGCAGATCGCCGAGGTGAACAACCAGGCAGGCACGCCGATCGACCAGGTGCTCTCGGCCCGCGGCTGGTACCTGCAGGTCAACGACGCCTCCGGCCCGACGCGCGCGGCGCGCTCGTCCCCGCCGATCACCCTCTGGTACATGGACGGCGACTCGGTCAACAAGCTGAGCCTGTCCTCGATCGCCGTGCAGTAAGCGGCCGCGCCACCACTTCAACGAGGAACCCACATGGCCAAGACCATCACGTCGGCGAATTCGATCATCACGCTGTCGATTCCCGACCTCATCCCCGCGCCGTTCCAGCTCCAAGGCTTCGCCGCGGACAACGTCTTCGAGTCGGAGTCCATCGACCAGGTGCAGACCGTCATGGGCGTCGACGGCAACCTGTCTGCGGGCGTCGTTCTCGTCGAGGTGCCGATGACGATCCACCTGCAGGCCGACAGCGACAGCATCCAGTACTTCGAGACGTGGCTGGCGACGCAGCGTCAGCAGCTCGAGGTCTTCTACGCCAACGGCCAGGTCGTGCTGCCGTCGGTGAAGAAGTCCTTCACCATGACGAAGGGCGTCCTGAAGCGCGGGCCCTGGATGCCGAGCGCCGGCAAGACCCTGCAGCCCCAGGTCTACAACCTGGTCTGGCAGACGATTCAGCCGGCGGTGCTCTGATGGCCCGGCGCGAAGCGTTCATCACGATCGACGCCGAGGGGCGGGACAAGGGCAAGGTCTTCAAGATCACGGAGATGCCGGCCGACGCCGGGGAGCGGTGGGCGATCCGCATGCTCCTCGCGCTCGCGAATTCGGGCGTCGACCTGCCCGCGAACGCCTTCTGCGCGGGCATGGCCGGTCTCGCCGCCGTGGGCCTGCGGGCGCTCTTCAAGCTGCGGTGGATCGACGCCGAGCCGCTGCTGGCCGAGATGATGGCCTGCATCCAGGTCTGCCCGCGGCAGGGCGACCGCACGATCACCACCGGCCTGTTCCCCGACAGCATCGAGGAGATTGCGACCCGGATACGGCTGCGCAAGGAGGTGCTGCTGCTGCACACGGGTTTTTCGCTGCCCGCCGCCAGCTCGACCTCAGCCTCGACGGCGGGCCAGACGCCCGACTAGGCGACTACGCCAACGTCCCTCGGTCGATCGCCGCGGTCGTCAGCTCGCGTCTCGCGACCATGAGCGAGCTCTCCACGACGCTGGGCGTGCGCGACCTCTACGACCTGCTCGAGATCCTGGCGGTCGACTCCCACAACGAGCGCGTGCTGCGCACGCCGAAGGGCTGAAATGCCGACCATCATCGACTCGCTCCTGGTGACCCTCGGGCTCGACCCGGCGCCGTTCAAGAAGGGCACCCAGGAGGCCGACGAGGCTCTGGAGAAGACCCGCAAGGGCTCCCAGCGAGCGGGCAAGGACATCGAGGAAGCCACCAAGAAGGGCGGCGAGGGCATGGCTATGCTGCGCAACGAGGTGATGCGCCTGGGGGCGGCCTTCGTCGGGCTGTCCGCAATCAAGGCGTTCGTCGAAGGCACGACGCGCGCTGATGCGGCGACCGGGCGAATGGCCAAGACACTCGACATGAACATCCAAGGCCTGTCCCAGTGGAAGCAGGTCGCGGAACAGTTCGGCGTCTCGGGCGACGCTGTCGCCAGTGACATGGACCGGTTCGCACAGTCCATGGAGGACTTCAATCACGGGCTCGGGGGCGAGTCGGTCAGGTACTTCCGCGCGCTGAATATCGAGACAGCCGACGCAAAGGGCAATCTCCGCGATGCCCGCGAGGTGATGCTCGATGTCGCCGACGCTCTTCAGAAGCTCAAGCCCACGGAGGCCAAGTTCTACGGCACCCACATGGGCTACAGCGCCGATACTGTGTCGCTGATGCTCCGCGGCCGAAAGGCGCTGCAGGACGCGCTCAACGCAGACAAGAACACGGCACTGTCGGACGCCGATGTGAAAGCGGCGGAGGCCCGACAGAAGGCCTGGACGAAGCTAGATCAAGAGTTCGGCCGGATCAACCGCAACATCCTGAATGACCTGACGCCGACGATGACGAAGTTCATGGACTTCGTGACGTCGCACGGCCCGGAGGTGGAGCTGGCGCTCGGCGCGATCACCGCGTCGATGACGGCCATCGGTGCGATGCGGTTCGTTGGCACGATTTCTTCGCTTGCCAAACTCGCGGAGGGACTTCGCGGGGTATCCGCCGCAGCAGGTCTCGCGGGTGCAGGTGAGGCTGGCGCCGTCGCGGGCGCCGCGGGGCGGCTGGGCATGCTGGCGAAGGGTGGGGGACTGGTGGGGTCGATCGCCTTCACCGGCTACGAGCTGTACAAGCTCGGAGACGACCTCTGGAATTTGATCAACACCCGTGAGGGTGTCAAGCTGACCCCGCACGCGATCGAGGGGCTCGCCAAGATGAACGCCGCGGGTGGCTCCAGCGGGCCGTTGCCTCGCGGCATTCGCAACAACAACCCCGGGAACCTCGAGTTCGCCAATCAGCCCGGCGCGGTTCACGAGCAGGGCGGCGGCGGCCGGTTCGCGGCCTTCGGGTCGATGACCGAGGGCCTGGCCGCGCTCGCCGATCAGCTCGAACGCTACGCGGCCCGCGGCAACGACACGCTCGCGGGGATGATCTCGACCTTCGCGCCTCCTGGCGAGAACAACACGGGCGCCTACATCGCCAACCTCGCCAAGGCGCTTGGCGTCTCGCCGGCCGCTCACCTCAATCTCGAAAACGACAACGTCTTGCGGACGCTGATGCTCGGCATCGCCAACGTCGAGAACGGCCCGGGCATGTTGCAGGTCGACCAGATCAACGCGGGGATCGACCTGCACCGTCATCGGGCGGGCCAGGTCGTGTCGCACTCCAACGAGACGACCATCCAGAACATGACGGTCGTGACGCGGGCCACCGATGCGCGGGGGATCGCCAACGACATGCAGCCGGCGCTGCTGGCCGCGCAGTCGAACGTGGGCCTGCAGTGATGGCGGACGGTGCACCGACGCTCCTGAGCGGCGCAACCGCGCCGGCCGCGCCGCGCGCAACGGCCGATGCTGCACGCACAGGAGGCACGAAGGCCGCCGAATGGGGGATCTTCCTGAACGGCGTGAAGGCCCTCGCGCCGGACTCGATCGTCGCGGTGGACTACCAGCGCGAGTGGTCGCTGATGGACTACCAGGTCGAGAAGGGCGCCTTCGAGACGTACAACAAGGTCGCTCGCCCATTCGACGTCCGTCTGCGCGTGACGAAGGGCGGCAGCGAGGCCGACCGGACGGCTTTCCTCGCCCAGGCCGAGGCGATCAGCGCATCCCTGGATCTGTACGACGTCGTGACGCCGGAGCGAACCTTCCTCTCGGTGAGCATCTCGAAGGTCGGGTTCGGACGGACGGCGCGGGACGGCCGCACCCTGCTCAAGGTGGAGTTCGACCTGCGGCAGGTTCGCGTGACGGCGGTGGCGGCCTTCACCCAGGTCGCCAACCCGGCGTCTGCCTCGCCGGTGAACACCGGCACCGTGCAGCCGGTGGCCACGCCAACACCGCAGCAGGCGGCCGCGATGGCGGCGGCGAAGCGGCAAGGAAGCCTGCCTCTGCTCGCGCTCAAGGGCCAACTTCGATGATGAACGTTCCGCTGTCGGCGCTGCCGTCGCAAGTCGTCTCCGTGACTCTGGGCGGCCAATGGTGCCGCCTGAAGGTCTACCAGCGCACGACCGGCATGTTCGTCGATGTCTACGTCAACGACAAGCTGATCCTCGGCGGCGCGCTGCTGCGCGATCGCGTGCTCGTGCTGCGAGACGCCTACTTCGACTTTGTCGGCGACCTGATGATGATCGACTCGCAGGGCACGACGGATCCGTTCTACTCCGCGAGCGAGCCGTCGATCGGCAGCCGCTTCGTCTTGGTTTACCTGGAGGCCGCGGACTTCGCGGCGCTGGCCTGATGGCTCTGATCGAGCGCCGCATCGACCTGCAGCTCTCCTACGGCACAGGGGCGAAGGGCGACGGACCGCCGCAGGTGTTCACCCTGAGCGGTCACCGCGTCAGCGCTGCCGTCGCCAACGCCGGAGGCTCGGGAATGCCCACGGCGCAGGTACGCATCTTCGGGATGTCGCTGTCGCTGATGAACCAGTTCTCGACGATCGGCATCCTGCCGGACGCCTGGCGGTCGAATGGGATCGCGATCATCGCCGGCGACAACGTCAACGGCATGTCGAAGATCTTCGAGGGCACGATCCAGGACGCCTGGGCTGACATGCAGGACGCGCCTGAGGTCGGCTTCAACTTCACCGGGCTCACGGGGAAGATCGAGGCGCTGCGCAGCGTCCCGCCGTTGACCTATCCAGGCAGCGCCGACGCCGCGGTCATACTCGAAGGGCTCGCCGAGTCGATGGGGCTGGCCTTCGAGAACAACGGCGTGAGCGTCATCCTCTCGCGACCCTACTTCCCGGGCACGGCCAGGCAGCAGGCGCTCGCCGTCGTCCAGCATGCCGACATCGAGTGGAACGGGATGGAAAACGGGGTACTGGCGATCTGGCCGCGCGGCGGCGCCAGGGGAGGGCTCGTTCCCAGGATCGCCCCGGACACCGGCATGGTCGGCTGCCCGACCTACACGTCG